GTGTCGGGCCACGCGACAGGGTGGGGGGGGTGTAGGAGACTCCTTACAGGGGGGTAATGGGCCGTTTTCATCGGGTTCGCGGGGTGGCGGGGCGGGGGGCAGGCATCTTGAACTTGTCCCGCTTGGCATTAACGTGGGGGAACAGGCCGCACGCGTCGGAGTTCACGGCGCGCTGGATCTCCCTCGCCCTGGCACGCGTCCAGAAGTGGCTGCGCTTGTACATCAGGCCGATGGTCCGCGAGGACAGACAGCCGGGCAAGGACAGCGACCAGCGTATCAGCTCGACGTGACGACGGAAGCGGTAGTCATCGGTCAAGGCCAGCGCATCGATGAACGCCTTGAGCATCACGCCCACGTGATCGCGGGAGATGAAGGCATCGACCTCGGTGCGTGCGTTGTCGCCGTCCTTGGTCGCCCATGCCGGATGATTAGGGTCGATGTCAAAGACGTGCTTGCTCGGCACCATCTCGCGGTAAGGCAGCACGCCTTGCTCGCGCATCTTGTCCTGCACCTTCTTGGGCTGAGAAAAGAACCAAGCGTCGAACGACTTAGCATCCTTGGCAGGTGCGGTCAGGTCGTTGAGCCTAGCGCGTGTCACGTGGAACAGGGTTAAGACTCTTGACTGCGGGGCAAGTGGCAAAGGTTGTGCCATAGCCCATCGCTGTCGAACCTTAGCAGTCCGCACCGGGTGAAGCGGTAGGTGAGGGATGGATACTTGCCGTCGTATTGGAGCTGCTCGTCGACCAGGGCACGCAGTTCGGTGGGGGACATCTTCTCCGGCCATGCTTGGATGACGATCCGTAGTTGTTCGTTGTTCCTCTCCCTGACTGCCTTTGCCTCCTCGGTGGCCTGCCTGCGGATGGCCTCCATCTTCTCCGGCTGTTCCCTCCAGGCTTTCTGGCGTAGGCGGGTCAGGGCGAGTTTGCGGAGAACCCAGCCTCTCCGCGCGGTGGTACGGTTAGGTTTGGTCATCGCGTAGAACTTGCCTCCTCGCCAGAGACTCGGTCGAACCCCCAGCGTAAGCGACAGGGGGTGAGACTAGAGTCACCCCTTGTACGTAGTACAGGGGACGGAAGTTGAGTTGGAAGTTGAGAGTGGGTAAACATCGGGGTGAGGGGTGGGGGTACGGGTATTGACCCTCAATTGACCTTAAAACGCCTTGGCGACCCCTTGGCGGGGCTGGAATCGCTATGCCTTGTGGCGACCTCGGGGTCACTTTCGGAGGGGGGCTGGCTGTATTCCCAGCGGATGACCCCCTTCTCGGCGGCGTGGCGGATGTAAATCTCGCCCTTGAACTGGTTCGCGTGGTCCTTGAGGCCGGCACGGCCACGGCGCTTGGTCAGGCCGAACTTGTAGATCGGCTCCTCGCCCTGGCATCGGAAGAGGACGGCGACCTCGCGGAACCAGTTGGTGAACTCGGACGACCCTAGGCCGGCGTAGGCTAGGTCGGCGACGGTGTGACCTTCCTTGTCGGACGCGGCCTTGGGCTTGCCGGTGTGGTGCATGGCGACGAGGACGGCGCCCGTCTCGAGGAGGATAGGGGCTAGGTCGTGGCGCAGGAACTTGGAGGCCTGCTCCTGATCGGAGACGTCGATGCCGGCGAAGGAGAGGAGCGGGTCGACGAAGACGATGTCGGCCTGCTGGTCGATGACGAGCTGACGGAGGGCGGCGGTAAAGGTCGTGCCCGTGCTGACAGTGTCGCGGAAGATGGCTAGTTGCTCGCGGAGGGTGGCCTTCTCGTCGCTGTCAAGGTAGGCTCCGGCGATGACGTCCTGAAGGGCTTCGGAGATGTCGCCCGCGTCGTTTTCAGCCTGGAGCACGACGGCGCGCAGGGGCTTGGCTGGCTTGATGCCGAAGAAGTCACGGCCTAGGCACCAGTGGACGGCGGCCTGCATCATGAGGGACGACTTGCCCGTGCCAGACTGACCGACGATGAGCATGGAGCCGCCTTTGCAGAGCCAGCGATGTGAGCCTAGGATACATGAAGGGTCTTCCTTGCGCTCGAAGGACAGCAGGGCGTCGAAGTCCATCCGCTGCGGACCGGCAACCTTCTTGCGACCCTTGCGGGTTTCGGCGAGGGTGGCATAATGGTCGAGCAGGGTATCCGGGTCGGTTGCCTGTTCGGCGGCGGCCAAGGCACGGCGCAGGATGGCCGCGTCCGCGATCATGTCGGCGTGCTCGAGACGGAAGGCGGCTTGGCCTGCGTCGCTGACCAGGAGTGAGACGGTTGCCGCAGTCACCGGGCTGTTGGCCTCGCGTAGGCGCTGGCTGACCGTCAGCTCGTCGGGGGCGATTCCGTCGACCGCCAACGAGATCATGGCGGCGGCGATGTCCTGATGGGCGGGCTCGAAGAAGTCGGAGGGCTGGAGGTCGCCCGGGAGAGGGGAGGCTTCGCGCAGGAGGACGCCGAGGAGGTGGCGTTCCGCCGGCACGTTGTTCGGAGGAATCATGGAAGAAGAGGGATTGGGGATGGGGGCGTGGGTGCCCGAGGTCAAGGTGCTTTGCGTTTCGAGGGTGGACCGAAGTGGGCCATCTTGCGGAGGCGGCCCTTTGTCACGACGCGGTAGTCACGGCGCACGAGGACGCCGATGGCCAAGGCACGCTTGAGGTAGATCTCGGCGTTGGCGTTGGCCTTAAGTTTCCATTTGGCCGCCCACTGCTCGCGGGTGAGGTAGCCAGGTGCTGGCTTCTCGGCGGTCTTATGGATGTCGGCGAGGACGGCCTTGAGGACGCTGTCGATGTCCTTGCGGGCGTAGATGAGTCGGCGGCCTGTGCTCATCGGGATTTCGGGATGAAGACCTTGAGGTCGGTGGTCCAGACCCATCGGCTGCCGACGCGGTGGACAAGCCAGACCTTCCAGTCCTTGCCGTCGACCCAGCCGGCGGCGAAGCCTGAGCCCCAGCGGGAGGTCGCGAGTCGGTGCGATGCGTAAGCCATGGCATCCTTCTGGCAGAGGCATCCGGCGCTGAACGCGGCTCCGCCTTCTGCCTTCGTAAGGTTAACCTGGGCGAGCGTGTGGGTGTGCCCATGGATCAGTGCGCCGCCCCTGTCCGCATAATGGCGGCCCTGTTCGGCGGTCGCTTGCACCGAGTGGGCATAGCCGTGCACGAAGGCCACTGGGCCTAGGCGGTAGACGCCTTTCTCCGCATGGTAGTCGAGGATGGTCTTGGCTCCGCAGCTCTTCGCGGCGGTCTTGATGCGAGAGTAGAGGTCGGCGCAGTAATCGCGTACCAGGGCAGAGCCGGAGGAGTGCTGGAGGGCCAACGCCCGGTGTTCGTGATTGCCCATCAGGTAGACGGTCGGCTTCGTGCGCTCGAGGAAGTCTTCGCCGGCTTGGATGTCGGCCATGAGGGACTCGGCCCCTTCGGCGTCGTTACCCACGCCACGGCGCAGGGATCGGAAGTCGAAGCAGTCGCCGAGGTGGACACGGACGGTAGGCTTGTAGTCCTTGATGAACTCGACGAGGGCCTCGACGGCGTTCTCGTCGGCCATGTCGCCGTGATTGTCGCCGAAGGCTACGAAGCGGGTGGGGGTGCTCATTTTGTGGGATATTCTGGAAGTGGTAGCCAGTGTGTCGGATTAACCTTCTCCGATCTGACAGAGTGCAAAATAGACCACCAGCCTACGTTTTGCTCACGCGTGCCTTGTGGGTTTATGTTATCATAATCAGCGTCTGTAAAATACCACATGACGCGAATACAATAAACTCCTCCGCTCTCAAATAGAGCAATGATTTCAGTTCCGTCTTTAGGAGCTGTTTCAATTGAAAGCCATGTACTCATTTGTTCTTCGTGATTGGCTGCCACATGGCAGGGAATACAACTTCGCCGGACTCGGCGCTGGCCCAGTCGTAAATAATGCCACCGACAAAGGAAGCCATCTTGGCTTTAAATACGACGTTCGGGAAGTTTGCCTCATAGACAAGCACGACAGTGCCATCCTTGGGAGCCGTCTCGATGGGTTGCCAGTCGCTCATCGGACGTTGATGTAGGGGATTGGCTTGCCGGCATCGAAGGCCGCGAGCATCTCGTCACGGCGCTTGCGGGCCGTCTCGAGGTCGCTGGCGATGTTCTCGACGATGTCCTTGCCGCGGCGGCGAAGGCGGAACCAGTAGCAGTCGCCGAGCTTCTGGAGGTGGTGGTTCGGGTTCTCGGTCTTGATGTAGGCCGGCTGGTCCTTGCGTCCCGTACGGGTATACTTGGGGCAGGCGAGGAGAAAGGCCACGCGGTCAGGCGACAGGCCGACCTTGTGCGCCCACGCGAGCGTCTCGGGATTCAGAGTCTCCATGACTTGGCGAGGATGCGGCCCTCGGACATGATCTGGTTGCGGGAGTTCGGCTTGAAGATGTACTCCTGGTCGAACAGGTGGGACGCGCGTATCTCGGCGATGCTGTCGAGTTCCTCATCGTTGGCTGGGCCGACTCCTGCCGTGGCCACGTAGATGGTCCGCACCCTCCAGCCTTTCTCCCAGAGGATGTCCTGGCAGACGCGCAGCTCGTTGATGTAGCGCCAGTCCGAGCAGACGACGGTCTCGGGGCTGGGCTGATCGTGGTGCTTCATCACCGGGCACCAGTTGGCGAAGTGACGGGCGAAGACATCGCGGTCCATGCGCCGAGCGAACTTCCCCGCGTGGACAAGGAAGTCGCGGTTATCGACCTTGAAGTCTTCCTTGAAGAAGTCGCCGTCGAGGCCGAGGTAGTCCATGTAATGGTTCGCCGCTTCCTTGAGGGCGTCGGCGAAGTTGATGTGCTCGGCGGGGCGGGTCGCCCATTCGAGCAGGCCGGAAGCCAGGGTGTCCTTCCCGGCCCTCGCGTAGCCGCAGATCAGGACGAGGGTGGGAGGAGCCATCGGCGTGGGAGCGTCGGTCACGGGATTAGAACGGCGGGTTCTCGGGCGGGGGCTCGGAGACGACCGGCTTCTGGCTTCCCTTGGGGAAGGTCAGCTTGTACTTGAACTGAGGCTTGCCGTTCCACTCGCCGTTCGGGATGGCCTCGACGCCGAGCAGGCAGGTCTTTCCGCAGGCGGGTTCGATGTATTGCAGGAACTCGGCAGGGGTCGCGTCCAAGCGGATTTCCTCGGTGAACTTGCCGGCGAACTTGCCGACGAGCATCGCGAGAGGTTTGGCGTACTTGGAGCCGTAGGACTTGCTCAGGCAGTTGCCCTGGTCGTCGAGGAAGAAGAGGCGCGCGGAGGAGGTGCCGTCTTCGTTGTGCTTCACCTTCTCGAACTTCGGCTTGATGAGCTTCAGTTTGAAGGTGCCGGACACCTCGATGGACTTGAGTGGGGGGCGGTCGTTGTTGGGCGGGTTCATATTAGGCGAAGTTGATGTTCGTGGCGGCGGTGGGCTTGGCGGCGATGTCGATGGTCTGGATCTGTTGGGCGTAGCCCGGCCACTGTCCCGAGGCCGTGCATTCCTTGTAGAGGGTCAGCGCCTTCTCGAAGTCGAACGCGGCTTGGGTCATCAGTTCCGGTCCGAGCTCGTAGACCGCGTGGGCATAGGGCGGCTCCTTCTCGACGGCGATAAAGCGGAAGCCGAGCACCCGGCACTTGTAGGCGGACTCGACGGCGTGGCGGTAGAAGTAATTTTGCAGGGCATAATTATACTTACGGGATGCAGCCAAAAATCCGCGAGGGCTGGCGTCTTCACACGTCTTCAAGTCGTAGATGTAGCCGTCGTCGGAGATGCCGTCGATGGCGCACTTGACCAGGGTGTCGCCGATGAACGCGGTGAACATCACTTCGGTCCGGGAGAGGACGATGCCGTTGGCCTTCATGCAGGCGGCGGCGGAATTGGCGACCGCGTCGACCAGAGCACCTTCCTCGGCGGTCAGGATGGACTTGCCTTCGTTAGCGGTAACGAAGTCGGCCCAAGCGGCCTTGCCTTCCTTCGTGCGCTTATCCACCTCCGGGGCGATGGCGTGGGTGGAGTTGTAAGCGTCGAGCCCTTCGAGGGCGAGCTTGTGGACGGCGGTGCCGACGCGGAGGGCTTTGGAGTCCTCCTGCGTGCGGTTGAGATACGCCTGGTAATGGGCGGGAGACTTGAGCAGCTCCTTGGCGCCTGATTGGTTCAGCGCTTGGATGCCGTCATAGATGACGCGTTCGGTGATGAGGTCGGGCATGGGATGGTGGTGTGTTGGTGTTCTGGGTTGGTGGGAAATTAGAGCAAGGCGCGGATGGCTTCGGCCTGATCGGGGCGACGGCGTTCGATGGCGGTCAGGCACATCAGCGAGCCTACGGTGAAGCGGGAGCAGGCGACCGGGCGGCTGGCGTATGTCTTGCACCTGCCTGAGCCGGAGAGGTGCGGACAACGGGCAGGGACTTCGGCGTAGGTGTTGCCTGCGACGTGGAAGACAGAACCGCGAGCGGAGTAGAACTCGGTCGAGGTCGGGCTAGGGCTGATGGGCAGGATGATGCTTTCGCAACACGCACCCTTGCACAGTTCACAAGCCTTGCTCACAGGCTGTCGTCCTCGGGTGCGGACTCTTCGACGCTGGCGGAGATGCGGCGCACGTCGGCGAGGGCGGCTTCACCGGCATTCTCCATGGCCTCAAGCGTATTGCGAAGGACGCGCAGCTGAACGACGAGCACGTGCACTCGGTCGTGCAGGGGCTTGACCTGGGCGGACTCGTCAGCGGTTTCGACGTGATCGGTGAAGACGCAGAGTTCGGTGAGCGCAGCGGAGGCGAGGTCGGACAGCGTCGTGAGGTCTTCGACGTGCATCTCGATGCGGGAGGCGAGGGACTTCACCACGGCGAGGTCGCTGGTGACCTTCTCGACGAGGCGCTGGATGTTGTCGCGGTTGGTCATTGGCGGACAGGAGTGAAGGTAAGTTCCTTTATCTCGCCGTTAGGGGCAAGCGTGAAGTAGCGGACCTGCGAGCGGACGAGGGAAGGGTAGGTCTTGCGCTTCCACGCGTTCAGGTCGGTCAGGAAGTCGGCGTGCTTGCGGGCCGTGAGCTCGACGTAAGGGAAGCCGTCCAGGAGAAGGAGCAGGGCGTACTGCTTCGGGACGGTCGTCGCGATCCGTTCGATGCCCTTGGGAACGTCAGCCATCACAGTTGCCCGGTCTTGGCGCGGTTCCATTTGGCGATGGTGGCGATGCAGACGGCCTTGGAGATGGCGTCGAACTGGCAAATCTCGGACTGCATGACATCGTCGAGCACGCGGGCGAGTTCGTTTCCGGCGTAGAGCATGGCCTTCATCTTTTCCTCCTGAGCCAGGGCGCGGGCTTCGGCAGCCGACGCGAGGTTCTGGTTGTGGAGGTGACGCATGGCGGCGTTCACCGGGTCGAAGGGGTCGAAGTTGTCGCTCATTTGGTCAGGGGGCGAGGGGGGGGGGAGAAGGCAGGGGCGGCGGCTTGCGAGGGCGCAGAGCGGAAGCCAGAGGCCACGGCGCCGTCGTCGTCGAGGTCGACCGAGATGCCGCACGCGGTCTGGATGGACTGGCGGCGGATGTAGGTGATGGCCCCGCCGATCTGCTGGGCGGTCAGTCCTTCGGCCTTTACAAGCAGTGTGCCGAAGTCGAAGCGTTCGCCGGAGCTGTGGAGGAAGGCGGTCGAGACGCCGACCTTGCCCTCCTGGCTGACGAGCGTCTGGATGAGCGCGAGGTCGTGGTCGAGCAGCACCGGCTTGATGGCGTCGAGCAGCGCGTCGAGGGAGAAGTACTTGGCCTTAAAGGCGGGGTTGATTTTGTTGGCCTTCACGTTGTCCAGGGCGGCGAGCGCTTGGACGAGGGAGGCGGTGGCGGTGGTGGGGGGCGTGGGTTTGCTCATGGTGGGAATTAGATAAGACTGCGGTTAGCGTCAGCGATGTCCTTTCGGATGCGCTCGAGGAACTCTTCCATCGGGCCGTCGAAGGTATACTCGTAGCCGTTATTCATTACAACGATGGTTAGTCCGCACTTCGGGTAGATGTGAGAAATGCATTCAGGGTTAAAGAATGCGTTCCAGCCACCTGATGTCTTGTAATTGATGAAGTATCCGCAGGACATATTATTTGGCAGTAGGTTCGGCCTTCGTGACTTCGCCGGCCTTGATGGTGGCTTCGATGTCGGCGAGGCTCATGCGCGTGTAGCCGGGGACGAAGAGGTTGTAGTAGGTCACGCCGCCGCGGACGGTCGGGGTCAGGAGTCGGGCGACCTTCTGATCTGGCAGGACGATGTAGGACGAGTCCGCGATGACGCGGTAGTCAGGAGAGGGTTTGGAGTCTTTCTTCATGGGGAGATTAGTTGATGACGCCGCGCGTGGCAGAGTCGAAGATGAGGAGGGCGTCGGCGTTCCAGAGGGTGACGTCGACGGTGGGGAACAGTTCGCAGGCGCGGGCCTTCAGCTTGTTCTTCCACTGGGTCGTGGTCAGGTCGCCCTTCGTGCCGCAGGTGTGGGTCTTCTGCCAGACGGCGGGGCGGATGCGGTGAATCTTCCAGCCCATGGCGACGGCGGCGCCGTAGAGGACGCCGGTGTTCCACATCAGTTTGCCGATGGCGGAGCCTGGGATATTCTTGCCGGCGAACAGCGGGGGCTCTTCGAGGTAGAGGCTGACGTCCTTGGCCTTGCAGCTCAAGTCCGCGAGGAGTTGGCAGACCTCGACATCCGAGCCGGGCATCTTAGCGGTCTGCACGGCGCCGTCGATTGACCAGACGATGCCTCCGTTCACGCCAGGGTCGATTGCTACGATGAGGTGGGCCACGGCAAGACCCTTTATCGTGGCTTACGCGAGGACAAGCGGAAAAGGTTGGCGACGCGTTGGGCGTAGTCGTTGGGTCTGAACTTCCGCTCGACGGCGCCTGACCAACCCACGTTCCAGACCAAGGCAATCTGCTCAGGGGTCGGGGCAAGGATTCCGATGCGCTTGAAGTTCGACCTGATCCAGCGGAGGTGGCTGGCGGCGATCATGTCCTGGGCGGTCGCGTCGCGCCACTTGGACCAAGGGAAGCGGTAGTGGCCCTCGGCCTTGAGACGCTCCTCGGCATCCTTCCAGGCTTCACGCCCGACCTGATACATCCCGCGTTCACCGGCGGCCCCGATGGCCTTTCGGTTCATGCCGGACTCCACGTGGGCGATGGACTCCAGCAGGGTGGCGTCGGAAGCGGCGGCGGCGTTGAAGCCCAGGAGCAGCAGGGCGACGATGGAGAAGGGGCGCATGGGCTTATGCACGGGGCTTGCCCTCCTTGGCGGCGTTCCAGTCACGGCACATCTGACCCGAATGGTGCTTGGGGTCATTAAGGATTTGCTCTCCGTAATAACCAATCTCGCTTTCGTAGAAGGCATCCCCTGCCTTGGTCAGCCGCTTGACCTGTGCTTCAAGGGTGCGGACGGAGGCATCAGATTTAGCCATAGCCAATTTAGATTGGTTAAGGTTGCTCTCGACAAGCGTGGTCAGCCTCTCGACCTGTGCTTGCAGTTGCTCGTTCGGGATGATGGTGCGGGTGGTGAAGGCCGTCAGCCTCTCGACCTCTGCCTTGAGGCGGGCGTAGTCCTCGTAACGCACCCATCCGCACTTCTCTTCGGTTTCCTCGATGATCAAAGCAGGAGGGGCGTACTTCCCTTCAAGGTGTTCCGGCTTTACGCATCCGCATTCCCTGATGCGGAAGATATATCGCTTCGGTTTGCTCATACGCGTCGAGGGGTCTGGGAGCCGGAGATCACGAAGCCGTCCGACAGTTGGTAGGAGTAGGTGATGCCGACCCAGCCGCCGGCCGCCACGAAGACGTCCAGGCTGATGCTCGACGCCCCGTCTTCGGACAGGGCTTCGTGGTAATGCCGGAGGAGTTTCTCCATGCGCGTGGACTTGATGGCGGCCTTGGCCGACACGATGTCGCCGCACATGATGCGCTCGTTGATTTCGTAGAGCTCGGAGAGGAGGGCGGTCATCCCGTCGAGGTGGCGGAAGTTACTCATGGGGTTCGGCGTCGGGGGTGATGGCACGGCCAGCGGTGATGCTGTCCTCGAGGCGGGCGATGACGCGTTCATTGTGCATGGCGACCTCGTAGGCCCGGTCGTGCTTCTTGATCCAGTGCTCGCGGGAATGAGTGAGGCGGACGACCTCGGCCTTCAGCGCCATGTTGGCTGTCGTCAGCTTCTCGGCCTCCTCGCGGTAGTTTTCGATGATGCGGATCTGCATCTCGATGGTGCGGTCAGCCTGGTCGGCGTAAGCCTTTAGGGCGGACAGCGCGGACTTGAGCATCCGGGCGTAGGACCACGGGACGAGCCACCAGAAGCGGGGCATAGAGTCGGGTTTGATGATGTGCATGGGTTGGTAGGGGCGGTGGGAGGGGCAGGGCATTACTTCTGGCGGCGGTAGGGACCGCGCTTCTTGAGGTTGACCCACGTAGTCCCGGTGATGTCGAGCCACTGACGGAGGGTGCAGACGGTCGTGTCCAGGGCGGCGGCGGCGTCGGCCTGCGACTTGCCGGCGGCGTTGAGCGCGGCGATCTGCGGGAGGATGGCCTGCAGGCGACGGGCGGCGTATTCGGCCATCGGTCGCTTGAGGGGGAGAGGTCGACCAGCGAAGGTGAGCGAGTCGACGTAGGGGTGGTTGGCGTTGGGCATGGTGGTGGGAAATTAGCGGACGCGCTTGGCGGCGGGCTTCTTGGCGACGTATCCGGGCAGGGACTTGTCGATGGCCTTGGCGAGATCGGGGCCGGCGAAGGTGACGACGGCGGTCCAGCCGAGGATGATGAGGGCGGTGAGGGCGATGAGGGACTTCATGGTTTTGGTGGTGCGTCAATGACCTTGGCGAACTGTTTCGCATTCGTCAAGCACCTTTCCGAAGGAGAAAAGCAGACCCCTAGGCCAGCCTTAGCCTAGCCTACGGACAGCCCCTTAGACCCCACTGGCTTGCCCTAGGAGGCGTTTTGACGGCGGGAACGGAGGAAGACCGCCACCCCTACCCCTAAGCACCCCACGGCCAAGGCCCAGCCAAGGTCGCGGACGGACTTCAGGGCCATCGTCGCCCAGGACAGGTTCCGCTCTAGGTCGGCTGAGTCGGACTTGATGCTGGAACCATCGACCACGATCAGGGCCAGCGCCTCAGTGTTGTGCAACTGGTCGAGGACGTAGCCGGCGATGTACGCCGAGGAGAAAGCCGAGACTCCCGCGAAGCCCGTGATTAGGGCGACCGCCAACAGGAGGTTATCGCTTCCGCTTTCCTGCTTTGCTGGTCTTGCCTTTGCCATGGGGTTTTGGTTTGGCGGTGACTGCGGCCACTTCCTTTTCTCCGCGTGCCTTGATGTAGCGCATCAGGTAGTCCAAGCATTCGGGGGCGGCGTAGCCTGCCGCCCCGACGACGGCCATCCGCAGGCCCGGGCTGGAGATGTGTTCCTGGATGCCGTAGCCGACCAAGGCGGCGGTGATCGCGGCGGCGAGGACACGGCGCACGACCCAGCCGAAGGAGACCGGCTCCGTCGAGAGCAGCAGGCGGGCGGTCATCGCGAGGCCACCCAGGACCGAAGCGACGACGCCGTCCTTGAGTTCCTTCGGGATGTCCTCGGGACTGATGGGGGCGGGAGGCGGGCTCAAGAGATGCGGGGCGGCTTGGAGTTCGGGGCGATAAGGACGCGGCGGTAATCCTGCGACCAGAGCACGGCGGCGAGGTCTTTGCCGGCACGGTCGACTTGAGTCTCGGTGAGAAAGGGGAACGTGAGATGGATCTGCTCGTGGCACAAGACCTCAAGCTGACGGCGGGCACCGAGGCGGGGGTCAATCTCGATGAGGTTCTCGCCGATGGTGGCCTGACCCCATGCGCGCTCCTTGCCGAGTTTGCGCCAGATGACCTTCGCGGTCTTATGCTTGCGGCGGCTCATCTGCGGGCGGGGTCTTGTTGACTGAGTCGCGGACCTTGTCGGCCAGCCACCATAGGCCGAGGCCGCAGGAGATGACCAGCGTCGCACCGGCCGCGTACTCGAACCAGGGCGAGTCGATGATGAACGGGACGGAACCGCAGAACGCTCCGCAGAGGAGCAGGGGCAGGCCGATGCGGGGGCCAATGAAGGCGGTCGTCAACGCACCGACGACGGCGAGGCCGGCGCCGACGAGCGTCCACGTCTGGGACATGGCGTCCTTCTTCACGCGCTCGACCTCCTTGGTCAGTTCGACGATCCGGGCGTCCTTCAGCTGAGAGACGCGGAGGGCTTCGGCCTGCTGGGCTTCGAGCTTCTCCCAGGCCTTGGTCACGGCGGTGGCGAGTTGGCGACCAAAGGCCATCTGCTTCTGATAGTCGATGGGGTCGGCCTTGGTAGCCCGTGCCATGGCGAAGGCCACGTCGGCCTCGGGCGGCTGCGGGAGGTAGGACTGGGCGAGGCGGGACTCGGCGACCACGACCTTGGGCTTGTCGGCGTTGCGCTCGATGGCGACGAGGGCCGAGGCGACGCGGTGGTCCGTCTTGTCGAGGTCTTTGCCTAGGGTCTGGACGACGTCAGGCTTAGTCGGGGCCGGCGGCTGGACAGGCAGGGGCTCCAGCGTGGGCTTGCGGGTGCACCCGGTCAGGGCCAGCAAGGCGATGACCAGGAGCAGGCGCACGGTCAGCGGCCCTTGAGGGCGTCGAGGGCGGCTTTGCCCTTGGCTTCGAGTTCGGACGCCTTGGCGGCGTGCTTGCGGAAGACGAGGGCGCCGGCGACGAAGCCGACGAGGAAGGAGAGGAGGGCGATAATCATTTGAGGATGTCGGGTTTGAAGTCTTACAGGGCGGCCACGTCGTCGGGGAGGGCCACTTTGGTGACGTCGCGGAGGGCCTGCTTCTGGGCGGCGATGCTGGCTTGGGCGGCGGTGTCGCCCTGTTCGACGGCACGCATGAAGGCGAGGTCGAGGGCGGCGAGCTTAGGCGCACGCTCGGCACGCAGGGCGTCGAGCTTGATGGCCTTGGCTTTGTCGATGTTGATACGGATGCTCATTCGGCGGAGTATTCCCAGGCGTTGCGGAAGGTGCGGTCGGAAGGGATGTCTGAGGCGTCGACGAACTTGTATGGCAGGCCGGCAGGAACGTCCTTGGCGGCGATCTGCTCGATGGTCATGCCGCAGTCGGGTGAAGGGATGACGATGGCGACTCCGTTGTCGGGAAGGCGGTAGATGATCCGAGCGTTGGGATTGATGTAAGGCGTCGGCGTCGGCTCGACGACAGACTCTTCGGGGGGCAATTCAGATTCCATATGTTAGCGAAGGATGGCTAAGGAGAAGTTGGTGACGTCTGCAAGGGCTCCGTTCCAGATGGTACTGATGCGGCAACTTCCGGTAAACCTAGAGGTAGTTACAAC